ATGGGTGGAATGTCAATCGACGTTGACTCAGAAATGGGTGAACAATCTATGGATTCTGAATTAGACATTGAGATGGAATCAGAAATGTATGAGGAAGATGAAATGGAAGAATCTTACGACCATAAAAGAGTCGGAGTAAAAGAGGCTAAAATGGCAATGAAACCTAAGGGTATTGGCATGGGAAAGCCTGACTTCAAATATGACGGTGAAACAGAATATAAATCACCTAAAAAAATGAAGCAAGGAACAAAAGGCGTTGGTATGGGTAAACCTAAGTTTGAATACAAAAAAGGTGAAAACATGGAAGGCAAAGCTAAAAAAGTTGAAACTAAAGAAGGTCAAGGATACGACGACAGAGAAGATGAAAAGTTATCTATGAAGCATGGTAAAATTGCATCTAAGAAACTTGATTCTACAAAATCACGTAGAGATGACGCTAAATTCGAAAAGAAAGAAACTAAAGAAGCTGCACGTACATATGGTTTCGGTTCTAAAGACGGATCAAGAGGTTTAAGAAAGAGTATCACTGATAACAGAAACTATGTTTATGGTAAAGGTGGTGTTCATACAGAATCTGTTGAAGAAGAAGTAAAACAATTAAGAGAAAAGAATGAAGAGTACAGAAAAGCACTTAACATTTTTAGATCTAAACTTAATGAAGTTGCAATATTCAATTCAAATTTAGCATACGCTACAAGATTATTTACAGAGCATTCAACAACTAAGAAAGAAAAGATTAACATCTTAAGAAGATTCGACGGAGTTGAAAGTTTAAAAGAATCTAAAAATCTATACAAAACTCTAAAAGATGAGTTAGGTCATGTTGAAACACCAAGTAAATCTATCAACGAATCTGTTGGTAAGATTGACAAAGTTGTTACTACAGGATCATCAGCGACTCTAATGGAGAATAAAACTTATGAGGCACCTCAATTCTTAAGAATTAAGGATCTTATGAGTAAAATAGGATAAATAAAAATAAAAAAAAACAAAACATACTAAAATGGGAGCATTATTAGAATCAGGTCTTGTTGGTAACATCGGTCTTAAGCACCTTAAAGTTATCAAAGAAGACACAATCAACAAATGGGACAAATTAGGCTTTTTAGAAGGTCTTAAAGGTCACCAAAAGGAAAACGTAGCTCAGTTATTTGAGAACCAAGCATCATATTTGATCAATGAGGCTGCAACAACAGACTCATCAGGTTCTTTCGAAACTGTAGTTTTCCCAATCGTTAGAAGAGTTTTCTCTAAATTATTAGCTAACGATATCGTATCAGTACAAGCAATGAACTTACCAATCGGTAAATTATTCTACTTTGTACCTCATATCCAAAGATATCAATCACCTGACGAGTTATTACCTCAAGATGGTGGAGATCACTACGCACCGTATGGTTCACCAAATGGTCCTGCATCTCAACAAGCTGGATATAACCAAAACGATAAAGATTTATATGACCTTTTCTACGAAGGTAACGAACCAGATTTGGATCCTCCAGGTCTTTTCGATTACTCTAAAGGTACTTTCTCTGCACAGACTTTCACAGCTTCAACTCAAGTTTGGGATTCAGCTGGTAACGCATTAATCCAATCAGGATACGCAGCGGGTACTTACAGAAAAGTTATCATGGCTTTATCTGGTTTCCAATCAGCAGGTCAAGGTCAATTAATCGGACCAGATGGTAACGAACAAGATACAGAAGCTTTCTTAGCTTCATTACAAGTATTACCAATCACTAACGCTACAGCAAACGGATTCTCTGGTGTATCTTCACCAGTATTATTCAGAGTTGTAACTCAAGTTTATGGTAAGGGTATCGTTCAATACGGTGGTCAATCAACAACTACATTCCCTTCAACAGGAAATGGTGGTTCTTACAATAACGTTTGTGACGCTAACGGTGTTATCTACTTAGAGGCTGACTTACAAGTTCCTTGTGAAGTTACTTCAACATCATTAGATGGTTACTCAGGTTACACAACAACTGTTGCTACAGCTTACAACCAAGCGTTTAAGTGTAAGTATAGAGTGTACAAAGAAATGGAATTTGAAGACAGATTAGGTGAGGTTTCTTTTGACCTTCAAGCAGTAACAGTTTCTGTTACAGAAAGAAAGTTAAGAGCACAATGGTCACCTGAATTGGCTCAAGACGTTGCGGCATTCCACAACATCGATGCTGAAGCTGAATTAACAGCTTTATTATCTGAGCAAGTTGCAGCAGAAATCGACAGAGAAATCTTGAGAGATCTTAGAAAAGGTGCATCTTGGAACTTAAGATGGAACTACAACGGATGGAAGCAATTAGGTAACAACGCAGTTCCTTACACTCAAAAAGATTGGAACCAAACGTTGATTACCGCTATCAACCAAATTTCAGCTCAAATCCACAAATCTACTTTAAGAGGTGGAGCAAACTGGATCGTTGTATCTTCTGAAATCAGTGCTATTTTTGATGACTTGGAGTATTTCCACGTTTCAAACGCAGCTCCTGAACAAGATCAATACAACATGGGTATTGAAAGAGTTGGTACTTTAGCTGGACGTTACCAAGTGTATAGAGATCCTTACTTCCCTGCTAACCAAGTGTTATTGGGTCACAAAGGAACTTCTTTACTTGACACAGGTTACATCTACGCACCATACGTACCTTTACAACTTACACCTACAATGTACAATCCGTTTAACTTCACTCCAATCAAAGGTATCATGACTAGATACGCTAAGAAGATGGTGAACAACAGATTCTACGGTAGAATTACAGTTGATGGAGTTAGAACTTTCGACTTAAGAGAATTGAGATAATCAATTATCTAACCATACAAAAGGGTCCTCACAAGGGACCCTTTTTTTATTTACCCAACTTACTATAAGTTACTCGATATTTTAAAGTGTCAATCATTTGGTATGTTGAAGAATCTTGTACAGACCAAAATTTTACATTGGACGGATAATTGAAAACTTGTTTCATATTATACTTTCGATGGTTAACTAAGTAACTATTGTATAATACTTTGTTTGAACATGATGTTGTAATAAAAAATAATCCGACACAAACGGATAAAAATATTTTTTTCATAAATCTTTAATTATTTCAGCTAAGATAGTGTTTTTTTCAAAAATACACAAATACTTTAATTAAAAGATATTTATAAATAAAAAATAATGGGTGGATTAATTATTAGCGAAAGTGAAAGGATTGACATATTACGTCAATATAAGTTGATTTTAGAACAAAAAGAAGTTGCCAGATCCCCATTAGTTATTGATAAGGTGATTACATTCCCTGCAGGGTATCACAGTGTAAAATATTTAACTGATTTAGTACCTGAAATAGAAAAAATAACTGAATATTTAAAATCTTCCAAAGGTAAAACTTTTGTGGTCAATGTTGAAATGTCTTCAGGAGAGTCCCAAATACCAAATAATGACATAGAAACTAAAGAAGATCAAGGTAAAACACAAGGATGGTTAGCCCAAAAAAGACAGACATCAATTACACAATACATTACAGACCAATTAAAATCCTACGTCGATTCGGGTTTGTTGGCATCACTACCCCAATTTACTGTTAATCCTATTACGATAGGTAAAACTCCATGGGTGGGACAAACATTTATACAACCTAACGGTGAAAAATATCTTTGTACTGAAAAAGAAATTAGAACAGGTTGTGCAAAAAAGTTTTATGCTTGTAGACAATCAAGTTGTAAAGACATTGCCGAAAAATATGCCAGTGAACAATATATTCGTGTGAATATAACTTTGAACGAAGAAATAGAACAGATACCTGAAGAAAAAAAGTGTTTGGATAATATGACAATTGAGGTTAATTACACCAAAAATAATCACAATTGTAACGCTGCAGTTTATAAAATTTTCATCAATGACATTCTCTTAACAAGAGATGATGGTAAACCATTCGCTAGTTTAAATAACGATTATGTAAATACGAATAAAGAACTGGATTACTATAATAATGGACCTAAAAGAAGTAGTTCAAGATATAATAAATTTATTATTACTCCCGAAATTGCCACACAATTACTAGAAGGTGGAAAAACTACTTTCACTGTTAGTGCAAAGTGTTGGAATCCATTAGGATATAGTTTCCCTAATTGGGGAACTGGTTGTCATGAAGGTGTTGGTACTATTATTGTTACAAATGGTAATGGAGAGAAATTTACCTATGAATCGGCAACTCCAAGAGAAAAAGATGAAGTCAAAGTTTTGGTAACAATTAATTCTTGTGGTTCTAAAGTGGTAACCAAATAATTGATTTCAAACTAATCCTCATTATATTTATTTTTAGATTTTAGTTTATCAGTCCCCAGTCTAAATGGCTGTAGAGTATTCACGGATACAAAGGTATTGGTAACGTAGTCATAAGCTAATATAAAATTAAACAAAATGAATTACGCAACACAAGTGAGCAAGCCGACTGCGCAC